GCTCCTCCATTGTCTTGAGTTGGCGCAACTCATCAAAGATGAGAATATGCGTACCCTTGTTTTGGATAAAGACCGTCGCCCGCGGGTCGGGAAAATAGCCATCATCAATGGCGATTTCGATTGGCAAATCCGCGTCAGGTTCTTCATCCGTGAGGTTGTCATCATTGAAATTGGCAAAGACCAAACCCTCTACCGAGGCAAACCAATCAAAGAGCGCGCGCCGTGTTAGATCGTCCAAATGGCTGAGCGCATGGAGATATTGTGCTTTATCCAAATGGGGATTGTCATCAAGCCCTGCCGGAATGAAGGGGCGGTCAGGCGTACGCTGTAGTACGAAACGACTCTTAACCCATTGTCCATCCGATGTTGTGGGCGGGTTGCTGGCGCTACGCATCCGTAGCGGTACGCTAGATTCGGCTAGACGGCGCAAGCGTGAGAAAAGATAGCTATACTGCGTTTCCATAAACTGACTCACCTCATCAAAGGCGATGTACTGAAATTCAGCCCCCTGATAGCGATACTTGTCATTCTCATTCTCTAGATAGCCAAAGCTCACCGTAGCGCCACTGGGGAATGTCCAGGTCTTGCGCTGCTCATTCCAGCGCGCATCTGTACCCATAAGCCACTCCCGCGAGCGATCCATCAGCGCCCCTGGTAAGGCCAAATCAGCATAGGTACGCCGGAATAGGATCGCCGCGTAGCTCGGCACATCAACATATTGCAAGGCGCCCATCAAGAGCGCGTCACTCTTGCCCCCGCCCGGCTCACCGCCGTAGAACGCTTCTAAATGTGGCAAGAGCAAAAAGGCCGATTGCTTGGGCGTCGGGCTATGCGGAATGAATTTCGTCGTCCTCGGCATCATCACCTGCGGATGGGAGCGCACCCACTCTCGCAAGGATGTCGAAGATTGTGCCGGCTGTATCGCCATCGATTGCATGATTTACCTTTGCCTCAATTGGCCCACCCTCCGGCCCGCTTACCTCATGCCCTGTCGTATAGCCGCGCTCTTTGCCTAAGCGACTCAGTACCCACTTAGCATCTGACGTATCGCCGCTATCCCCATTGCGCTGTGACTCCTGCGCTATCTGTACATTGCGAAAGACAACTGATTCGCAGAGGTCAAGAATAGATTGGCGCTCAGCGTCGTAGGCGGCTTTGACGGTCGGATGCTCAGTGATGTATTTCTGAGCGGTATACCAATCTGCGCCGATACGCTTGGCAATGGTAGACATAATGCCGCCGCTGCCCGCAATCGCCTCGATCATTTGCTCCGCTGTGAACTTACGTGTCATTTGGAAATTTGGAATTCTGTTAAGCAATGCGGGCTAAACCAAATGATCTCCCGCCGCCGATTCGCCGCATTCTCGGCATTCTGATAGCCCTTTGGCGCTGTCCAGCGCAAGCCCCGCCACCCTTGCGGCATGGTGAGCGGCTCATAGCCACAAAAGGCGATTCGCATCTGAGGATTGGCCCCGTTTTCGATGCACCACGCCCGTACCGCTGCGCTGATTGACGCGTCATCGTTGCCGCCTGCGCTGTATTCCATTGCGCCCTCCGCATAAGGCGGATCGAGGAATACGGCTGTCAGCCCATGCCGATCCGTGACCGCACCCGTAACGACTCGTGACCAATCGCCACAGGCCACGCGCACGCGGCGCAAACGGTCGGATAGCGTCTGCATCATTGCCGCCAAGTGTTCGCTCCATGCCGCGCATTGGTCATCTGTGCCGTCGTCACGTTTGCCGTCGATGTAACGATTGATACCTTGCGGCCTAGATAAGTGCGGGAGTTTGCGGTTGACGCCCCGCCCAGGGTTGCCCAAGTGCGGGAGTTGGCGGTTGACGCCCTGCCCAGGGTTGCCCAAGTGCGGGAGTTGGCGGTTGACGCCCTGCCCAGGGTCGCCCAAGTGCGGGAGTTTGCCCACCTGCTCGCCATCTGTTATCCACGGCCCGTCACCGTCACACCAGCCCGTACCAATCCAGGCGCAACATCCCCAACACCACCAGCCAGCTATCTTGGCATCGCAATACTCAGGGTCACTATGCAGCCGTTCGGTCAGCGTGGCCCGTTGCTGCACAAGCCATAGATGGCGGGCAAAGAGGTCATTTTCGTTAACAGGCCAATCGACATGCTGCGCTACGTCATCCGGGCAACTTGCCACGGCGCGCCAAAAGTTCGCAATAAAGCCGTCGAGGTCGTTGATGGTTTCGATGCCGCTCACATGCGGGCGTGATAGCAGCACAGCGCCGGAACCAAAGAACGGCTCGACATAGTTCTGCACATCGCCAAAGCGCGCCCAGACGCTGCCGGCGATGGCCCGCTTGCCGCCAAAATACGGATAGGGCGCAAGCAGATCGGCAACGGGAAAATTCTCAATTTGGCGATCATCTTCGCCCGTCCCATTGCTTGCGGGAATGCCGTCTATCCCCAACTCCACCGGCTCAAAGCCCCACGCCAAGAGGTCATCGACGGCAAAGTTGGAGGCCAATAGCTCAAAGTCCCATTCGCCGCCTGCACGATTGGCAATTACATTAGCCGATTCACATTGTCGCTCATCCCAACGTACTTGGCGATAGGCGTACTTGTTGCCCTGCCAAAGGATGTAGCCGAGTGCGACTGTGCCTTGCTCATCAGGATTGGCGTACTGTTCAGTCAACACAATCTCGCAGGCGTTTACGTCAAAGACTTTGCTACGTTGATTACCACCAATAATCTGGTCGCTATTGAGGTCATGCACGATACCTGACAAGTCGCCAAGTTCAGCTAGCCAGGTAGATAGGTCGGCTAGTTGCTTGTCTGAGATACGGCGCGGATTGTTATGGTAAGGTTTCATACTTGATCATGCCCGAATGGATATGCTATACGTAGCCTAGAAATTGTGCCTGTGGACTTTTCATGTTTGCCCGCCTCTCCTCTCAGGGAGTGTATCCCTACTCTGCGGGCAAAGCATGAAAACTGGAACATTACATGCTACCCATCTACGAACAAAGAATCCTCTCGATGACGCCTGAGCAATGGGCGGCCTGGGAAGCATTGGCCGAACGCCTGAATGCCATTGCTACGCGTGGCCCTGCCGTCAATACTTATTCCTGGCGCCGCGTCATGGAAGAAATTGGTGACGGCAAACTGGTCGTCGTTACCCCTGTACATAAAGCCAAGCTCGCCAAGAGAACACCTGAACCGGCTTAGCCATCCCCATCATATTCCTCGCTAGGCGGCAAGTACTGAATATGCACCGGGTCATAACCTACCTCCTGCCGTAGCGCCATCTTCGCCTTGACGCGCGCCAACTCTGCCTCAAGCCACTTGCGTTCCCGATTGAGCGTGCGGATATAGCCGCGTAGCCCCGCTAACTCAGCGTTATGCACTTGCTTGAGCGCGCTAATGTGCGCCTTATGCGCGCCGTCAAGTAGGATGAGCGCGCAGAGCCAAACGCCAATAAAGAGAATGACTGTGAACCAATAATCGATTGACATTACGCCCCGCTATACAACCAGATCGTCATGGCCATCACCGTAATCCACACAAGCGCCAAGCAAACCCATCTGAGTGAGGCGGTCTGCCGTACCTGGAGTTCTGCGAAGAAAACGGCGGCTAGGCAAACAACAAGGAAGGCAATCAGGTTGCCTTTGGGCAAGTCCATAGCCTACAGCCCTGTTAGCAGCCCAAACTGCCGCACGATGACGATAATCAGGATGAGCGCAATCAGTACGGTCACGACGACGCGCACCGGCTCCGGCAAGGGGATTTGCGCCAATGCCCACATCAGGATATAGGCAATCAGACAAACCAAGATAATCGCAATCAGGAGGCCCAGAAGTCCGCCCATAGATCACACTTCCTCTCTCATATTCGGATCACTCTTGTTAATCAGCCCATGCACCGCCAGCGGATTGGCACAGCCGTTGTGATAGCCGTCGTGTAGCTCGAAATAGGTATCTTCCTCGCCAATGCGACAGGAGTAATGCAAATGTGGGCCTGTGCTATTGCCTGTGCTACCGGATAGAGCAATCGTTTCGCCTTGCGTCACGCGCTGACCAGTCGTCACAAGCTGCCTGCTTAAATGCCCCATGAACGAATGGAAGCCGTGGGCAGGGTGGAAGATGCGGATGTATAGCCCAAAGCCGCTGGGGTCGTTGTCTACCCACTTGACGATGCCATCTGCCACGGCCACAACGTTTGTGCCGGTGGGGACGCCGTAATCCAAACCGTCATGCCCAGGTGAACCTGGATAGTCAATCTCATGCTGGCCGAAATATTGGGTGATAGGCCCAGAGACAGGCCAGATTAAGTGACCTGTCCCTGGCTGCAAAGGAGGAAGAGGTTCCGGGTCAGGCTCCCCAGTACCAGGCCCGCTACCCTCAGATGATAGCTGCCATTGAAAAAAATAAGCGGTATGAATCTTGTAGTCCGGCTGTTCGATCGAACCAAGTCCGCAGCCGTCAATGATGTCACCAAAATTG